CACTTACAAAAGATAAGGGAGTATAATAGCCGTAAGCCACTACTTCTCCAAATCTAATCGCTCCTGAATTAATATATCGTTGCCAAAAATAATCGTGGCTTAAACTATTAATCGAGGTCATGTAATTAACGTGTTGTAAACATCCGTTAATCAATTCCTTTTCGCCTTTTAACTTACTTAATCCGTAATTTTCTCTAACCTCGTTTATATCGTTAAATACTTCTAAATCGAAACCGTTAAATGATTGCTCAATCGGAGTTACCGATACAAGTTGTTCTGCAGTACAACCGAATAAAAAAAATAGGATTAAATATTTCATTAAACTTTAGTAACTTCTATTGTTAGTTTATCTCTATAATTTTGTATTTCCGCCTGAACATTTGCGTTAGTTTGTATAGGAATTAAATTTGCTACGTCTAAAGCAATATCCAAATCAGCAGTAAGCAAGAATAAAAAACTCGGGTTTAATAACTCACGAACCTTTTTAGCATTTACCTTGTTGATTTGCGATTTAATAATTCTGCGTATTAACCTTTTTTTAGTTTTTGCGATTAAATCAATTCCTAACTTTTGTATTCTTTCAAATTCGGTTTGGTCTTGTGCTTCTTCTCTTATTTCATTTTCAATAGTTACTTGTTCGGCAGTTGCCCCCTCGTAAAACAATCTTGTAGTAAAATTAAATTTAGGCAATACAAAAGAGCCTGTATAAAGTTCGTCTATAGCAACCTCGTTTTCAGCTAAATTCAAATCATTAAATTGCGCTCTTACTACTTCTTCTGTAATCTGATTTATAATTGTTTTCATATTAATTTGTGATTTTCAGACTTCTAAATACAGCCGTATCTGCTGAACTGCTATTTGTGATTGAAACATAAAGATAATTTACAACCGTATGGTCAAATGCCTTACTTTCAAAAGCTGTATTTATATTCCCAATATCTGAAACAGAAGAGTTAGAAAATGAAAACCCGTTAATATTTCCACCGTCAATCCAAAAGAAACGCTGAAAGCCTATCCATTGTATAGATGTTCCGCTTGTATAAGTTGCTAATCTGTCGGTTGTTGTAGCGGGTATTGTTGCGCTCGTTGACATTTGTAACATTATAGTTTGTGTTCCCGCCACGCCTGATTTGGTAGTAACAATATCTAAATCTAAAATATCATTCGCCAAAAGTGTATTTGCGGGAATTGTAACTTTATAAACTTCCGTCTTTGCTGTTGTTCCCGTTACGGTTACGGATGTAGATGTTTTACCTATGAATTTAACTTTAGTTTCTAAAGCATCAAAAACAGCATTTTGACTTGGTGCAATAGTTGTAACGCCGTCTGTAATTGCATCGGCGACCTTTGCATCTGCATATGCTTGATTTGCAATTGTTCCCGTTACACCGTTTAATAGTTCAAATTCTGTATTTGAAACAACACCTGAGGCAATCTTAACCGCATCAATGCCAGTTGCTATTTTACCATTGTCAACAGCACCCGCATCAATAGTCCAAACCGTACCTGAACTACTTACTGTTATATCGCCTTTGTCTCCGTCTGAAACTCCGCCATTTAATACAGTTGTAGTCCAAACGCTATTTTTTTGATACCTAACTAAATAAGTCCCCTCTGGGTAAACTACGCCTCCGACCGTTACCGTTCCGTAATTTGCAAATACCTTAAACCCTACTACTTTATTTTCGGGAGAAATCAATGTTGCGTCTGTAAATGTTATATTTGTAGCACTATCGGAAACGTAATCAAAACCTAAAGAAGCCGTTAAATCAGCCGTTACTCTAATTCTTCTTAACCCTAAAAAATATGTACCCGATGTGTTTATATCAAAAGGAATATCAAATGTATTAGAAGTAGTAGAAACCACCGAACTCCTAACCCTTAAGGTATTCACAAACGAACCCCATGTGTGTTTTAAACTTGCATAGCCAGCCGCTGTTAAGTCTAATTCTGCTATTCGATTAGTACTAAAATGAGTTTTAATACTGGCTACTGACCAATCGATATTAAATAGACTTGTAAGACTGCTTTTAAGAATAGAAATATTAAAATATTTACTTGCACCCGAACCTCCGAAAACTTCTAAAGAGTAATCCGTTGCTGTGTCTGTTTCTGTAAAAGTTCTGCCCTCATCTGTTACGGCTTGGAGGTCGGGGGTTGTGCCACCTACATTACTAACAGCTACTTTCTTATTAACTCCGCTTTGAACTATTTCGATTAACTCCGTACCCGCTAAAGGAGTGGTTGCTGATGCTAATTCCGTTATTTTTTTATTTGCCATTACTCTAAAATTCTAAATTCGTTACTTTCAGTTAATCTATAACCACCGTCCTCTAATAATCTGTAATCTAAATCATCTATAAAAAATCCCGCATCTTCTAAATCTTCAATAAAGAAACTTTGCTTTTCTTCTTTACCTGAAAAATCAATTTTAAAGCCGTTAAAATCTGCTTTTGAACTTCCTGTATTATAACTTAAAGTCCCTGCTTCTAATCCAACGTATAAGCCAAATATTCTATAATAACCGTTTCTGTCTTTAAAAATTATTCTATAGTCTTTCTTTAACAGTTTTTGTAAGTCAAAAGGATTACCGCTATATTGTAAATCTAAATTTAAACTTTGATTAAAAAACTTACCTCCTGCATCTTGTTCCTGTGGCTCATTCGCTATCGGGTTTCCATTTGAATAAAACTTATAAATTGTTGTTTCGGGAAACGATGTTAAAATATTATCTTCTGTAAATATTAAACTCCTTGCGTATTTTACATAAGGGAATAAATATATTTCAGAAATCCCCGAAACACTACTTTTGCACTTTCTGTTATATCCGCTTGTTATTGTAGATACCATTTGCGCTCGTCATAAGTGTTACCGTTTAATTTCCAACCCGCAGTTAAAGTAATATCTTTATTTGCGTTAACCTCATCCTGACAAACTTTATATTCAGTAATAGTATTTTTACAAATCCATTTGTTAAAACGAATTATCATAGCTTGTGCAATCGCTCTGTATTTACCCGCTAAAAACTGTACTTCCTGTTTATCTACAACCTCAATGTTTTCGCCTGTATGCTTAAATATACCACCATTAGTAACCATATAAGACCCAATTTCTATATATTCAGCTACTGCCATATTTTTAGTAATTGGTTTAACAAAATCATCGTAAAGAGTTAAATAAAGCCCTGCTAAATCATCGTTTTCAGCATCTGTAGATATTTTATCGTATAATAAAGTGCCTAACAACGGTTCAATAATGGTTAATTGCACACTCGCAACGCAAGGAATATATTTATCTACGTCAACATTACCGCCTAATACGGTAGTCGATGCCATTTCTTCGGGTGTTACAAATAAAAACTCTGCCATAATATTAATTTAATGCGCCTCTATTTGGCATATTAATAGGTTCAATTCCTCCTAAACCATTTGCGGGTTGTTGTTTTGTTTTGTCAATAGCTACTGGAGAATAAACATCTACCTTTACATTTTCATTTTTTCTCTTATAGGTTAATTTTTCCCAATAGTGATGGCAATTTACACCGCCTTTATACTTAAAAATATCGTATGTGTTTGCTCCTTTTGGCCCGAAACCAGCATTAACAGGCTTGTCATTCATTGATTCTATATCTTCTATTCGGTATATTTTACCAGCAGAAAGCATTTTACTACAAAAAACCCTTTCTCCTATCATACTTCCCGCATATCTATAACGTGTTATAGTGTCTGCTAAATCATATCTCGATTTATTGTAAGGCGTTGCAGTTCCTGTACTTGCTAAACCTATTTTTGTCTCCTCATCGTAATCAACAGGCTTACATTCTATTAATTCATAGTTTTCTAAATCTTCATCCTGTCCTAATTCAATAAACAAATCTAAATCAGTCTTTTTTTTTTCATCCTCTGCCAATCTAATAGCAGGAGTTAATTCAGTTTGAGGTTTGAAATATAAATCTAAATTAATATTGTAATACTCTAAAATTTCAGTAAAGCAATCTAAAATAAAACGTTGTTTAGGCTCAATTACATACTTAATGATTTGCTCTCTTGCCGTTTTTAACTCATCTGCATTATTACCGAATCCTGTGTTGTCTTTAATACCAAAAAGCATAGGAGAAACAACTCTATGCGCTGTCATTATTTGTTGTCTGCTCTCTGCTGTTAGAAATTGCCATTGTTTGTGAGCATCGTTACCCTGAATAGCTGTTACAGTTATCTCTGCATCCCTTCCGTTAAAAGAAATTACAAAACGTCCAGCATTTGAACTGCCTGTTAACTTTGATTTAATCTTACGCTCTAAATCGTCTTTTTCTTCGGGTGTTAAAGAGTTACCATCAGGAATATTTATAATATAACCAAATGATAAACCGTTTCTAATATGGGAAATATAATAGTTGGCAATTTCTTCTTCCATTTCGCAATACGGAAGTCCTGCTAAATAATCAGGGTCGCTAAAATAAGTCTTACCCGCTTTGTATGGTTTGGCGTTATAAATTTCGATAGTATCATTTGAGAAACCAAAAGCACTAAACGCTTCGGGTGGATAAGTATTTGTTTTATTCCAATTACGACAATACCAATATTTCTCTATTTCCTCTTTGTCGTTTTCTAAAGATGGTGCAACACGCTCTTTAGGCAAGTGCTTAATAGCTCCTAAATCTTTTTTATTTTTAGCCTTAATTACTTGACTTGAAAATTCATTAAATAAAACAAAATCAGATATTATCTTTTTAATATCTAAATCCTTTAGAATAACTTTAAAACGTAACCAATCAGTAGTATTTGTATAACTATTTCTTGCCCCAATACCATTAGCATAAATCATGTCAACGTATGAGTTTATGATAGCCGAATGAGTAGGACTTCCATTAAACCTTTTAATAAGATAGTTATAGAAGTCATTGTTTTTACCGTTTAAAACCCAATTTTTAGATTTATTCTCATCTAAATTAGGGCGTATGTAATTATTCAGTTGTATTAGCCTAATATCTTGCGCCATTATGAAAAATATACGTTATCTGT